TGCTGCCAGTGGGTTCTGTCAGCAGATAGCGTTGACCCACAGCAGGATCGGGCAGTCCATAACCTGGCCCTGACACCAAAGGATCAATAATGGCAGTGATAGGATCCAAGGTGTTTTGTGGCGCTGTGTCTGGATCAATGTCATAGATCAAAAATCTATCGTCGTTGGGATTGACCACAACTGTGCCTACTATGGTTGAACCGTTTTCTTGATCCAAGCGTATTTGACTTATGCCAGGACGTAGCACGCCATATGCACTGATCACAGCGGGCCATAACAAACTGCTGCCAGCCACCACTGACGTAGGTGTCAAGTCATCATTGGCACCGTTGGGCACAATTGTACGTCCTTGCAAGCACTGTATTTGATTGCCAATCACTACAACTTCATAATTCCAAGGTGTGACAATGACTCTAGTGCCCAGCAGTAGATCATTGTCGGTTACGGCATTGTTCAAATCGCCCTGCGCATCATACATGCTCATGATCACTCGTTCGACCACACCCAGTTTCTTGACCTTGGCCGGCGAAGAGATCCAAATTGGCAGACTGAATTTTATAGTGGCCATGTCAATGGGATTTTCAGTACCAATTGGCACAGTTCTTGAAGTCCAGGTAACTGATTCCAAGTCAACAACACTCAAACTGGTCCAGTCAATGAAGTTGTCTGTGCTTTGCACTTCCAAACTGGGATTGAACAAGGTCAGTATCTGTTCCAACAACTGCATCTTTTGATTGGTATTTGACGTCCAAATATCCAGTGTAATGCCTAGTTTATAAGGCACAGGCATCAAGCGTTCAATAGTGAATGCGTTTCCTTGAGTGGTTTCAAAACTGTCAGTTTCGGTGTCATAGGTACGTTGACGCACATTGAGTTTGCTCACATGATATGGTTCCTGCATTCTAGGACGATCATAATCCAGGCTAGACACGTAGAAAGTCATAAGTGGCGATGCTGGCATTGAGTTGCGGCTGTTTTCTTGGATAATAACCTGCGCATTGCGACTGGCATCTCCGTAGCGAACAGGCACTCTTATCAATGCGGCATTGTTGACACCATCTGACTCGTTGCCATACTCAATTTGAAAGTTGCTGATGATCCGGGTGAACTGTAGTAGGAACCGTCGGATTTGAGCATCGTAAAAAAATTGTTGCATTGTTTAACTCGATTTCTGGCCCGGTTGTGTATTTGGTGGCGGCTTGGGATCCAAGAAACCTTTTTGGTCTCCATTGTCCGCACGTGGCCGCAGTATCTGGCTGAGACTCTGACGTTGCGGGATATTACCAAGATCTGTTGTGGGCGTAGTGTATGTATTGTTGACAAAGCCTGACCGTAAAGTATCGTTGGTGGGTCCGTTGTTGAGATTGGTACGTACCTTGTCCTCAATTTTGACCCAACGCCGGCTGTCATAACGGAACAGTCTATTGGGGAAGTAGTCCACTCGCAAGCAGTAGTCGCCGGCCACAGGGTTCAGCGGGAACTGTACGCCCGAAGTAACTGGCAAACCATTTGGCGGCACACCATCGCCTGTGAGATAGCCCACTGTGTAGCCATCGGCTCTTGGGGTCACATTCATACCGCCCTCGGTGCCATCCACTGTATCTCCGCTCAAGTTGGTCAAACCAATGGGGTTGGCTGGTTGTCCGTTGTCCAATGTAGGAACCACATACAGTGGTTTGACATCGTAACCTGACGCAGGCACTTCCACGTCTGCTTGTGTGAGTATGGCATCGTTGATTTGATTGTCTTTGGTTCTGGCACTAAACACATCGCTTTGTGTGGGTGGAGTATACAATTGCCAATAGTCAGTGTTGTTGATGTCTGTGCCGGCAGGTACGTTTTGTCGGGCTTGATAGTACACATCGCCATAATTTGTAACCCAACCTGTGGGATAGAAGTTGCCATTGTCCCAGATATTTTCAGACACAACAGGTTTCTTAAGTATGTCTTTAAACTCTTGATTGTTGGTCATGGGGGTGGCCTTCACACGCCAGGTGTGCGGCAACCAAGTTTGGCTCATGCCTTCTGTGGCATAGTCAGCATCCTGCACCACATAGTAACGTGGCAGCGGCTGCGGAATGGCCTGATTCAGCGGATAATAATCTTTCAAGTTGGGCACTTCCAGCACATCACCGTTCATGATCTTGCGTCCCAAACTGTCAATCATGTCGTTGAAGTGAAATGTAATAAACAATGTATCGTTGTTGAGAAACAGGCCAAACTGTGTTAGATCAAAGTCAATATCTTGATGGTTGTAAACACCACGCATGACATAAACGTCCTGGTCATAAATTCTGTCACGGTTTTCCAGCAACAGCAAATCCTGAATGTTCAGTGGATCCAGTGTGTCATATATGGGCTGGGTAGCATCACCGTTGCCAGAAAATGCAGAATCCTCACCGCCTGTTTGTGGTCCCATGTACTTGTGCAGGAAAATATCCATGCCACCAACAGTGTACATTTCAGAGATAGTGCGATCCAAAAACTGGTAATCGCGGGTTCGATTTGGGCGGTAAAGTGACAAACGTGGCATAGTGCAGTATTTATGGACGGTTGACCGATAAATCCCAAACTGCTATAATTTGGCTATGAAAGTAGTTAAATTAAACCGCAGATTCAAGATGTTCCGGGAACACGGGCACACCGTGGCCCTGCGCTTCGACGGCTGGAGCAAAATGATAGCACCCTATGAAAAGGCGTGTCGAGCGCGACTGGGCAGTGAATACAAAAACTTCAGTTGGTCAAGTCATTTCGGAACTCGCTCAGGCAGTAACGATGTACGTCCTTACTGGATTACATTTCGCCGCGAGTCAGATCTTACTTTAGTATTACTTTGTGCTGACTTGACCAAATAATTGCGAACTGCTATAATTACACATAATCTTCAAGGAGCCTGCATGAAAACGGTCAAATTACTCAACCCTCGTAGTTCAGACACCAATGTCATGGGCGGCGAACCTGCTTGGCGTGCCCAACCCACTGAGTATAGGACCAGTGCCTTGAGCAAGGCATTCAGTTGGTACAACTATTTCTACGGCAAAAAAGACGCCAGAGAAATGATTGTGAACTATTTGGAAAGCCAGGACCGTAAGGCAGATGTTCGCGCTCTTAAAAGCATTCCAGATTCGGCCATACGTTTGACCACCGGTTGGCTGTGCCGCATGAAAATGGTGGGCTTGCAGTTGGACGAGCATGAACAAATCAAACTGGATAACTCATTGAAAGAAATTTTGACCAGCAAACAAGAAGTCAAAGTGGAATCTGAGCCAGCGCCGGACGCCCCTGCTCGTCCCAACATTCAAGATCGCTTGAGAGAAAAAGTGGGCGAGTGCGCGGCCGAACTGGATGCTATGTTTGACGAGTTTGTCACGTCCGGTGCCAAGATGTCAGCAGACTTCAAGCCCATCATGGTAATTCGTGGCATGAACGTGGCACCACAAATGATCAATGAAATTGCCAATCGCTGGAAGCGCAAGTTGGCAGAATTTGAAGAAACAGTGGAAGGTCGAGATCCACTGTTGGTTGAAGCATACAGTTACTTGACCAAGGTTCAATTGCGTAATTGTGTGAAGTTTTGTGAAACAGTGATCAACGACTGTGGCGCTTACGTGCAGATCAAGAAAGTGGAACGCAAACCACGCAAGGTCAAGGCAGTGCCACCAGAAAAACGTGCGGCCAAGTTCAAGTGTGCCTTGGAATTTGCGGAACTCAAACTCAAGGGTTTGCCAGCCGCAAACTTGGTAGACAAGAGTGAAGCCTGGCTGTATGATACCAAGAAACGCAAACTTATTCACCTAGTGGCTGACAGCCATACCCAAGCATTCACTGTCAAGAACAACAGCGTGATTGGTTATTCAACTGTGGAAACACAACAGAAAACTGTGCGCAAACCAGCAGATGTTGTGCGAGCCATCCAGGCCGCAGGCAAACCAGCCGCTAGAAAGATATTCAAGGATCTCACTACCACAGAAACACCCTGGAATGCTCGGGGTACTGAGAACTTGCTTGTGCTCAAAGCCTGGTAAATAAGGGGGAACGGAGTTCCCCAATGGCTGAGCAAAATACCTTACCGGAGTTGAAGCAAAATCTTATTGAATATTGCAAACTAACTCTGGGCGATCAAATTATTGACCTTGAACTAGATCCTGCGCACTACGAAGCCGCTTATCAGCGTACCCTGGGCGTGTATCGCCAACGAGCCAACAATGCCTATGAAGAAGCCTATATCTTCATGGAGTTGATACGGGACCTAAACATCTACACTTTGCCGCAAGAAGTGCAAAGTGTGCGTCAAATATTCCGCAGAACTTTTGGAGACTCAACTGGACCTTTTGCGTCAAACTTTGACCCGTTTGCTCAGGCTTCGATCAATGTGTATCTCATGAACTTCAACGTGGCCGGTGGCCTTGCTACCTATGACTTTTACAGCCAGTACGTGGAATTGGCCGGACGCATGTTTGGTGCTTACATGAACTACACTTGGAATCCTGTCACAAAGAAACTGCAACTGATTCGTGATCCCAAAGGCACTGGCGAAAATGTGCTACTTTGGGTATATCAAACCAAACCTGAAATCCAACTGCTCAGTGACTATCAAATTTCACAGTGGATCAGAGACTACATGGTTGGTGCTTGCAAAATGATCATTGGCGAAGCACGTGAAAAGTTTTCAACCATTGCTGGACCACAAGGTGGCGGCTCACTCAATGGTGCCGCTATGAAGTCCGAAGGGCAGGCCATTATGGATGCCAAAATTGAAGAACTCAAAATGTATGTGGATGCAAGTCAGCCACTCACTTGGGTAATTGGCTAATTGACACAACACCGAAGTCTTGCTATAATACAGCATGGCAGACTTAATGATTGACTTAGAGGGCCTGGGCACAGGCCCCGATACTACTATTCTTACCATAGCCGCCCAAGCGTTTGATCCGTTTGGATCGGGCTACTATGAGCAATGTTACTATGCTAGGGTCACCCTGGAAAGTCAAGAAAATCGCAGTATTCAACAAGGCACCATTGACTGGTGGGCCACTCAACCTGCTGTGGTTAGGGAAGAAGCGTTTGCAGAAGAAGACCGTATCCCGCTGGACCAAGCACTGGACGGACTGGCCAAGTTGATTTGGCACTCCAAGCGAATCTGGGCTCAAGGTCCCACATACGACATGAACATTCTTGAACATGCCTACAAGAGTTACAACAAACCATTGCCTTGGCAGTACTACATGGTGCGGGATTCAAGAACTGTGTTCAGTTTGTGGCCCGAGCAACCCATTCCTCCCACCACTCATCATGCGCTGGAAGATTGTCGCAGACAAATTGGCATGCTTCAGAATTGTCTTAAATACCTCAACGTTAAGGAACTCAAATGATCATTGGCATTTGCGGATTTATTGGTTCAGGCAAAGATACCATTGCTGATTACCTGGTAAATTTACATCACTTTCGTAGAGAAAGTTTTGCAAGCACGTTGAAAGATGCTGTGAGTCAAGTGTTTGGTTGGGACAGAACCATGCTGGAAGGCCGTACCAAACAAGCCCGCGAATGGCGTGAGCGAGTGGATCCTTGGTGGGCCGAACGCCTGAACATGCCGCATTTGACGCCACGCTGGATTTTGCAGTACTGGGGCACTGAAGTGTGCAGAGCCGGTTTTCATGACGACATTTGGATTGCCAGTTTGGAAAACAAACTGCGTCACAGCCAAGATGATGTGGTAATTTCTGATTGCCGTTTTCCCAATGAAATTCGTGCTATCAAACGTGCTGGCGGGCGTGTGATCCGTGTGGTGCGTGGTCCTGAACCCATTTGGTATGATGCCGCTGTCAGTGTGAATCATGGGCCCGACCGCAATGCAACCTGGGCTCTCAGTCTACAAAAACTTGAAAAACTGGGAATTCACGCCAGTGAAACTGCTTGGGTAGGCACTCAATTTGATGCTATACTAGACAACAACGGCACACTGGATGACCTATATCAACAGGTAAAGAGTTTGGTCACAAGTCCAGTTCAAGATCACCCCGGCGCCAAGTAACATCACTGCGTTTTACTTCAACGCTACAGTTCAAACACACTGTTCTAAGATTGCGTTGACTGCTATTGGCTAGATTACCGTCGAGGTGAAACACAAACAACTGACTGGGATACTTGGCTTTGAACCCGCATCGATCACATGCGGGTTTTTTCTTGTATCCGTCCAGTTGCCAGCGTGGCACAGGTGCTTTTTGTTTGCGTCCTCTACGTTGACAAGCAGAGCACATGGATCTGTAGTACACACGATCATATTTGTGATAGGCCACTGCTCGTGGTTGCACACCACAGATTTTACAAAACGGTCTCATGGCATATTTAGCGCACGAGCCTACATATAGGTCGCTCAAACTGGGTGTTTTTGGCATTTGCCAATAAATATCTACAACTTGAAAAGGAAACCATTATGGCTCTAACATCCCCAGGCGTAGAAGTAACAGTAATTGATCAAAGTCAATACGTACCTTCAGCCGTTAACACAGTACCTTACTTTTTGGTTGCCACAGCGCAAAACAAAGTATCCAGTGACGGTGTCACTGTAGCAGCCGGTACTCTTGCCGCTAATGCAAACAAAACATATTTAATCACCAGTCAAAGAGATTTGGCACAGACATTTGGCGTGCCATTCTTCTACAACACCACAACTGGTACTCCGATCAACGGATACGAACTCAACGAATACGGTTTGCTGGCGGCTTACTCTGCCCTGGGTGTTACCAATCGTGCTTATGTACAACGTGCTGACATTGATTTAACAGCACTCACTGCCAGCCTAACTCGTCCCACAGGCATTCCTGCCAATGGCTCATACTGGCTTGATACTGGTATCAGTTCATGGGGTTTGTTTGAATGGAATGCAGCCACTCAGGCATTTGAATTGCAAACACCAACTGTTATCACAGACGCAACTGACGTGGTCGGCGGCGACGGAACTGATCCCATTGCTGACAACACCCCATTACAGTCTTTTGGCAGTATCGGTGACTACGCTGTGGTCACACTTGACGAATATATTTTTGTGTATTACAAAAAATATGATAATACCTGGGTTCAACTGGGCAGTGATGATTGGAAAACCGCATATCCCGCAGTGGCAGGTACTAATGCAGTCACAACCACATTGACAGTGGGCGCCAACATGATCATCAATGGTACCACAGTCACAGTTGGTGTAACCAACACAGTGGCAGGTTTGGCCACTGCTATCAACAGCGCCAGCATCACAGGTGTTACTGCCAGTGCAGTTTCTAACCAACTGTATATCTATGCTGACAGCACAGCAGGCACAGACGGTTCTACATTGAGCAATGATGGTTTCGTAGAAATTGTAGCCGGACCCAATTTGGGCACTGCACTGCTGGCTCAATTAGGCATTACTGCAAGTCAATATCCTGCTCCACAATACTTGCCAAGTTACAGTTATGAACAACCCAAGTGGATTTCTGGTGCCGATCCTCTAAACGCCAGACCCACTGGTTCGGTATGGAACAACCTCAGCACTGCCAACAACGGATTGAGTTTGGTTGTTAAAAAATACAGTGCCGCACTAGGCACCTGGATAGCACAAGTTTGCCCAGCATACGCAAATGATACTCAAGCTACGTATTATCTAGACAACACCGGCGGCGGTAAAAATATTCCTGTTGGTACCACCTATGTTGGCTACAATTCTTACAAGTGGAGCACAACACTGACCACTGCGGCCTTTACAATTTGGGATCGTTATGCGTTGGGTGCCACGGTGATAACCGGCACCACTGTACCAACAGGCAATGCATTCACAGTAGGCAACACATTCCAATTGGCTGCTACTATACCTGGTTCGCTTTCATACAGTCTTGCAACAGTGACCATTGGTGGCACAGGTTCAGTAAGTGACTTTGTCACTGCTGTTTCGGCTGCCAGTGTGCCTTATGTTTCTGCCAGTGTTAATTCATCAGGAAACATTGTGTTCACACACAGTGCAGGTGGTTCAATTCAGTTGCAGAATACCGCAGGAACTCCAGTTACCACTGCTGGTTTTGCTGTGGGAGCACCAGATCAAGCGACTCATGCTCCAGAAGGACCTTCCACAGTTGTGCGTTTGAGTAATTTTGTTACCGCGCCGCTGTTTACCTATACTCCAAGTGCCACCACACCAGGTCAAGATCCTGCAGACGGTCGTTTGTGGTATTACAGTGCCGTGGACCAAGCAGATATCATGATTCAAGATGACGGTGCTTGGATGGGTTATCAAAATGTAACCAATGATGTGCGTGGTTACAATTTGACTTTGACCAATGCAACTGGTCCTATCATCTCAGCCACTGCTCCTACCACTCAAACAGATGTTGCATTGAGTCCGTTGGTCTATGGCGATTTATGGATTGACACCAGCGATCTTGAAAACTATCCAAAATTGTATCGCTGGCAGCCAGTGAGCGGTGTGGCACAATGGGTAGAAATTGATACCACAGATCAAACCACACAAAATGGTATTTTGTTTGCTGATGCACGTTGGGCACCCAATGGCACAACTGATCCTGTGGCCGATCCACTACCCAGCATTGAAACTTTGTTGACCAGTGATTATCTTGATCCAGATGCACCCAATCCTGCTCTGTATCCACAAGGCACACTGTTGTTCAACACACGCCGTTCCGGTTACAATGTTAAGAGTTTCCAAATGGATTACTTTACAACATCAGCCACCAACTATGCGATTGATGCATATTCATCGCTCACAGCCTATGCTGTGAATGACTTTGTGAGTTACAACAATGGCATCTATGTGTGTACAGTGGCTACCACTGCTGGTACCGCACCCAGCAACACTGCATACTGGGATCTTATCAATCTCAACACCTGGCTCACTGCCTCGGGCAACAAAGACAACGGTTCTATGTGGTCCGGTCGCCTGGCACAACGTCAAATGGTTGTGAAAGCACTGAAGTCAGGTATCGACACCAGCGTCACAGCACGTGAAGAGCAGACACAGTACAATATTATTGCCACACCTGCTTACCCAGAGTTGACACCAAACATGATTGCACTCAGCAACGAGCGCAACAACACCCTGTTTGTTGTGGGCGACACTCCCATGCGCTTGGGCCCAGATGGCAACAGCCTGGTGGCATTTGCTACCAACAACAACGGTCTGGGTCAACCCAACGGTGATGGCAACATTCTAACCAGCAACTATTGCGGTGTATTCTACCCCAGTTGCCAAACCACAGATCTTGGTGGTAACACAGTGGTACAACCTCCAAGCCACATGATGGTACGCACAATTTTGCGCAGTGATGCCGCAAGTTATCCATGGTTAGCACCTGCAGGTACACGTCGCGGCGTGGTAGACAATGCCACTGCTATTGGTTATATCAATGGTGCTACCGGCGAGTTCAACCAAATTGGTGTGAGTCAAAGTGTACGTGATATCCTGTATGAGCGCAATATCAACCCAATTACGTTTATTCCTGGAATTGGTATTACCAACTTTGGTAACAAGACCACAACCACAACCACCACAGCCTTGGACCGCATCAACGTGGCACGTTTGGTATGCTTCTTGCGTGGACGCCTGGAAGAAATTGGCAAACTGTACCTGTTTGAACCCAACGACACCATCACTCGCAATCAGATCACCAACAGTGTGAACAGTTTGATGATTGACTTGGTGGCCAAACGAGCCTTGTATGATTACCTGGTGGTTTGTGACTTGAGCAACAACACTCCTGCACGTATTGACCGCAATGAATTGTGGGTAGACATTGCTATTGAGCCAGTTAAGGCAGTGGAATTCATTTATATTCCATTGCGTATCAAGAACACTGGAGCAATTGCTGCCGGACAGTAAAGGAAATGGGGGCTGATTTTTCGGCCTCCACTTCAGGTAAATAAACATATAGGAGATAACAAATGGCAAGTGCATCACTAAACAAAATGACAGTACCCTTGGCAAGCGACCAGAGCGCGAGCGCACAGGGCCTGTTGATGCCCAAACTCAAATATAGATTTAGAGTATTGTTTCAAAATTTTGGTGTTACCAACAGCACCACAGAGATGACCAAACAAGTGGTCAGCGTAGCAAGACCCAATCTAACATTTGAAGAAATCGCATTACCGATCTACAACTCAACGCTCAAGTTGGCTGGCCGTCACACCTGGGCAGACATAGCGTGTTCAGTACGCGACGATGCGTCAGGCAGCGTCATGACCTTGGTTGGCGAACAGATGCAGAAACAACTGGACTTCTTGGAACAAGCATCGGCAGCGGCTGGTATCGACTACAAGTTTATGACCACAATTCAGATTCTTGACGGTGGCAACGGTGCAGATACTCCTACTGTGCTTGAGCAGTGGGAACTGTATGGTTGTTATCTAAAGGGCGCTGATTATGGCGAACTCAACTACGGTACCAACGAAGGTGTCACAATCAACATGACAATTGCTTACGATAATGCCGCACAAACCAAGACAGCCGTTAACAATGGTGGTATCGGTAGTATCGCTACAGGACTCGGTCGCACCATTGGTGGCGCAGTGACAGGTGTTGGCTTGAACGCCTAAGGGCTAGGCCATGCCAACATTTGGTCAACAATTCTGGCAAGGATTTACCGCCGTTGATTCGTTGCGTGATTATACTCACGCCAGTAAAGTCTTTACCCCCAACTCATTTGAACTTAAACCTCGCTACAAGTTTCTTTTTCACGTGAGTTTTACTCTCAATACACAGATCAAAGGATTGACAGATTATCTAGGTGTCAATCAAATGTCCCAATTGAGTTATGTGGTCAAAACTGTGGATCTGCCCAAGTTTACAATTGCCAACGAAACTCTCAATCAGTACAATCGCAAACGTGTGGTTCAGACCAAGATTAACTATGATCCTGTGTCAATCACATTTCATGACGATGCCGGCGACAATGTGCGCAAGATGTGGTATGCCTACTACAATTACTACTACAAAGATTCTGAACAACAGTATCTTGCCGCCAGCCCTACTAATGGTAGCCTAGGCGAAAGCGCCAACCAAGTCACAGGTTTTGGATACAACACACGAGACATCTATGCCAACCAGCGTGTGGGCAATGTCAATGACTGGGGCTACATTGGTGAAGCCTACTCAGACGGCACCATGAACTCAGACGGCAAGCAGGCATTTTTCAAAGATATACAGATTACCGGCATGGACCAACACAAAACAGCAACCTATGTGTTGGTAAATCCTGTGATAACTGCTTGGAGTCATGACCAGTACAACTACAGCGAAGGTTCGGGTACCATGCAAAACACCATGACCATTGCTTACGAAACTGTGAAATACTATGCAGGCGCAATAGGCAAACCAAGACCCGATCAAAACATCCACGGCTTTGGTGATCCTACCCACTATGATCAGACCTTGAGTCCAATTTCAAGACCTGGCTCAAGAGCCAACTTCATGGGGCAAGGTGGGTTGTTGGATGCGGCTGGCGGTATCGTGGAAGACTTGAGCAGTGGCGGACCATTGGGTGTGATTGGTGCTGTGCAAAAAGCCGGCACTGCTTACAACACATTCAAAGGCAAAGATATCAAAAGCATGGCTATCAACGAAACTGTGGCCCTGGGCAATCAGGTTATCAAAGGGGCAGTGCCCGCAGCCATGCGACAGATTCCTGGACGAGCCAGCGGTATGTATTATCCTACCCCACAAAATCCCCCAACTAATTAATTGACCATGGCCAGCGTAAACTATACCAACTACAACATTGATCAAACTGTGAGAGTGTTTGACTCATTCTATGACTATGATGTGAACATTCCTGTGGGCGACTACGACGTGGTCAACAGTTATTTTCGATCTGTAATGACCACCAAGCAAGCCGCAGACAACTTTACTGTGAGTTTGTTTAGAGTAGCGCAAGACACCAAAATTCCACCTTTGGAATTGATCAAGGTGTTTCAGGCCTCAGGCGAGCAAATGGATCTCAACATTAACATGGCCTACTATCTCAACAGCATTAGAAGTCGTGCTACTTTGTTGGGTGTGGGTATTCCTGTGGTACCTAATTTTTACGCAGCCAGAAACGTGGTGCAGTAATGGCACAGTGGGCACAGGGCACATACACAGTGGTCAATCGTGCCAAGTATGTGGGCAACGGTGAGCCCCGCTACCGATCTGGTTGGGAATTCTCTTTCATGAAGTTTTGTGATCACAACGATCATGTGTTGCAGTGGGCCAGCGAATCAATTGCCATACCCTATCGCCACCCACTCACAGGCAAAATGACTCAGTACATCCCAGATTTCTTGATCACTTATCGCACTAGAAACAATCAAGTCAAAGCCGAATTGATTGAAATCAAACCCAAAAAGCAAAGTGTGATTGAATCAAAAATGAGCAGTAGAGATCGTGCTGTGGTTGCCATCAACTACGCCAAATGGGACGCTGCCACCAAGTGGGCTCGACGCAATGGGCTCACGTTCAGGGTTGTTACCGAGCAGGACATGTTTCACAACGGTCGACCTTGAGCCACTAAATATTGGCATGACCAAGAAATTAGAAGAGTTGTTTGATCTTCCGCCCACTGATGCGGAAGTAGATCTTGCTCTGCCTGCATTGCCCGCCAACAGAGAAACCCTACAGGCACTGGACCAAGCCATTGACAAAATCGACAATGCGCTGCCGGCAGTGCGTGGCCTGGAAGCAACTGACACCGAAATGGACGAATTGGCTGGTCTGGCCACAGGCAGTTACAAAGACCTCATGGATGTAGGCATGCAAGTGGATTCAAGATTTGCCAGCGAAAT